CCGGCTCTTTTCGTGGCTGCCGCACCTCCTGGGGTTATCCCCGACTGGGTACAGCCGACAGGCGCTCATGACGCGTACAACATCGGCGATAAGGTGCGTTTTGATGGCAAGGTCTATGAGAGTAAAATCAATGCTAATGTTTGGAGCCCTGCAGTTTACCCAGCTGGGTGGAAGGAGATTGTTGGAGCATAGTAAGTAAGTATTCCTACGTTACATTATGTAACATAGCATAAAGGACTTAGATGAACTTAGACGTGATGAATCAGGAAGAGTTAGATGGCATACTTGCCTCCTGCATCCTTGATATTAAAAATACTTGTGGGATTATCTTCCCGGATATATTCTATGCATCCTTCTCCACCCTACATCAGCAAATCTTTGACCTCATTAACTCCGGGGCGAAGAAGATAGCTATTGCAGCCCCTCGTGGTATTGGAAAGACAAGTATTGCTCGAGCAATTGTAATGCGAAGTATACTGTTCCGCCTTCAACGGTTCATAGTATATCTTAGCAACAGTGCGACTTCTGCTGAGATGCAGACTGAGAACTTGAAGAGAGACCTGATATCCAATCAGCAAGTGAGGAAACTCTTTGGGAATATTAAGAATGCTATCTCAGGAGGAGATTCCATCGACGAATCATTCTCCAAGAGTTGTTGGACAGCTTTCGGCGAAACTTTCATCCTCCCTCGTGGTGCGGGTCAACAGGTTCGTGGACTTAACTGGAACAATCACCGTCCGGAATTAGTAATCATCGATGACTTAGAGGATAAGAACGAAATCAAGAGTGAAGAGAATAGGAAGAAATTGAAGGAGTGGTTCTGGTCTGACTTGATGAAGACTGAGGACAGGTACTCAGCGGGATGCATCTTCATTTACATTGACACTATTAAGCATGAGGACTCTCTCCTAGTGGATCTCATAGAATCTCCGGAATGGGCTAGTGTCCAGCTTTCCATCTGCGATGATAACTACAAGTCCTACGATACTAACTACATGACAGATGCTGAGATCATGTTGGAGGTGGAGGAGCATCGGAGACTGGGAACTCTTGACGCATTTTATATGGAGAGGATGAATGTTCCTATAGCCAAAGAGGATGCAGTCTTTAAGCAGGAGTACTTCAAGTACTTTGAAGATAATGGGGATCATTTGCAACCAATTGACAGGTTCGGACGTCCAGTTGGGGATCCTATTCGTACCTACAACATGCTTCATATTACCATAGTAGATCCAGCTAAGACTGTCAAGTTGCAGAGTGCTGACTCAGCTATAGTCACCCTTGCTGTGGATCGAACTAGTAAGAAGATCTTTATAAGGGATGCAGTTAGTGGGAAGTTCTACCCTGATGAATTATATGAGCAGATGTTCCTTCAAGTACGTCAGTACTCCTCATTTATTCTTGGCTACGAGGTAACTGGTATCAATCAGTTCATTATTCAACCTGTGGAGAATGAGTGTAGAGTGAGAGGGATTCATCCTCTCCTCATGGAACTCCCAGCTAAAGGAAAGAAGGAAGATAGGGTAGCCTCGTTGGCTCCCAACTATCGCTTAGGATATATGTATCACAACAAGGCTAATTGTGGAAAACTTGAAGGTCAATTGTTGGGGTTCCCTCGTAGTAAACTCTGGGACGTAATGGATGCTACTGCCTACATCACCTTTATTATGGAGAAGCATGCTGTCTACTTCGATCCCATTGACGGTAATGGAGAAGGGGAGATGCCCGAGGATGAATTTGACTCGTTAAGTGATGACCCGATGATGGGGCCTGCAGAGATGGGATTCCTCCTGTAGGGGAATTGCTACGTTACATAATGGAATATAGGGAATAATATGCCAGCAATAATTCATGGAGATTCCAGGGCCTCAGACGGATCAATCTACGGGCAGTCCTTCCAGTATGAGTATCCTGACGGGTTGGACCTGAAGCCTGGATCTAAGCTCCATACTAAGATTCGGGATGCAGTCCTTGAGCGTGCCAGATCTAGTGCCAATGTAATGTCTGTACGTCACAATACTTGGAACAATATTGACTTCACACTTACTGCCTACATAGCACCAGACGATAAGGAGCGAAAGGTAAAGGATGAAGATTCTAGGAAGCCAGTTAGTATTGTATTTCCTTATTCTTACACAGTCCTGGAAACTCTCCTGTCTTACTATGTGGCTGCGTTTCTCCAGGATCCAATCTTCAGATATGAAGGAAATGGGCCGAATGATGTGATTGGAGCCATATTGTTGGAGAAGTTGATTGCTGTTCAGTGTACGAAGAATAAGGTAGGATTGAATCTTCACACTCAGGCCAGAGATGCCTTCTCATACGGCTTCGGTGTGACTACTCCTACGTGGGTTAAAGAGACTGGAACCGCTACTAGGACTGTGGAGAAACCTGGCTTCATGGGATTTGGTTCCAAGCCTGAGACCATTACAGAGGACGTAACCTTCTTTGAGGGAAATGCTCTGGAGAATATTGACCCCTACTTATACTTGCCAGATCCCAATGTCCCGATACATGAGCCTCAGAGAGGGGAATTTAATGGGTGGGTTGCCCCATCTAATTACATGGACCTGTTGACTGCTGAGAAGAATGATCCCACTATGTTCAATGTTAAGTACTTGAAGAAGCTCACGGGGAAGAGGAGTTGCATCTTTGTCGGGGATAATTCTGGTCGTGGGGCCAAGTCTGGATTAAACTCTAGGACTAATGCAGCAGATGGAGTTACCAATAACTTAGATCGAATTAAGATGTTCATCAAGATTATTCCTAAAGATTGGGAACTTGGTGAGGGTGAATACCCCGAGATATGGTACTTTGAACTGGGATCTGATGAGATAGTCATCTGTGCTAAGCCGGCCAACAACAGTCATAATAAGTTCCCAGTGAGTGTGATAGCTCCGGATTATGATGGCTACTCCATGAGTCCTGTCTCGAGGATTGAAATCTTGCATGGTATGCAAGGAGTCCTTGATTTCATGTTTAACTCTCATGTGGCCAATGTGAGGAAGGCCATACATGATATGATTATCTATGATCCCTACCAAGTCAATTCTAATGACCTTAAGAATCCCTCCGAGGGTAAGCTTATTAGACTTCGAAGGCCTGCTTGGGGACGTGGAGTTAAGGACGTCGCAGCTCAACTCAACGTCTCAGACGTCACCCGAGGTAATGTGGCCGACTCTACCTGGATCGTTCAGTGGATGGATCGCATATCTGGAGCCGACGCCAGTATGCAGGGTTCCCTGCGACAAGGCGGACCTGAGAGGCTTACAAGTACAGAATTTCAAGGTACAATGGGCGGAGGTATCAACAGACTCGAACGGATTGCTAAAGTTGTTGGTATGCAGGGGATGCAAGATATCGGATCCTTCTTCGGACATCACAATAAGCAGATGATGACTATTCCTGCCTATGTTAAGTTGGCTGGAGATTGGCAAGAAGTGCTGATGAAGGAATACGGGCAGGATATCAATCGAGGTCGAATCAATGTGTCTCCTGACACCTTAAACATCAATTATGATGTGGTGGTTAGGGATGGATCGGTCCCAGGGGGAAACTATTCCTCAAGTTGGTTACAGTTGTTTCAGACCTTAGCAGGTAGCCCGGAACTTGCCCAGAACTTTGACATAGTACGAATCTTCACCCATATTGCCCGGAACCTTGGGGCCAAGAATGTGAATGACTTCGTGAGGAGGGGTGGAGATATTCAGCCCAAGACTATGCCCAACGAGGCTGTAGCCCAACAAGTGCAGCAGGGAAACCTTGTCCCCGTGGGAGGGATGGTATGAGTGATTTACTTGAAGAGATCCTTGCCCCGAAAAGGGACTATACTCCCAAGACCCTCCCTAATCAGATCGAGAGTTTCATGGAAGGTCAGTTGTATAGGGACTTCCTGGAGGAGATCAAAGTTCGGATCGAAGATATGAGAGATTTCTATGAGGTATGTCCTAAGGATAAGTACCTAGAAACTAAGGGAGCCTTGAGTGCTCTACGTTTGATTGGAGGAATTTTCACCGATCTATTGAATAATTCAAAAGGGGCTCTTAAGAAGCCGGAGGACAAGTAAATGGTTGATGAGATTGAAGATATCCAAGCTGATGATGCGATGGCCCCTGTCAGTTTGGAAGATGAGATCGGAAACTTTTTGGATGATACTCCTACTCCTGAGATTGTAGAAGAGAGGGAAGGAGATGAGGCGCCCACACCTAAGGTATCACCCGAGACAGGAGATGTGCCCGAGGGCACTGAGTCTGTTGGGGAGAAAGTTGAAGGGGTGGAAGAGGGGGTTATTCCTCCTGTTGTGGATGAGGTTACTGCTCTTCGGGAGCAAGTTTCTTCCCTAACCCAGTTGGTAGATACTCTGTCTGCACCGAAGGTTGCCACTGAGGTGGCTGCGGAGCCTGAGTTAGACCTCAAGGAGTTAATGGAAGCGGCTGATTTCGATGAGATCATGGAACATAAGGATAAGTTCATGTCCTTCCTTGGCAGCGTGATTAAGGCAGCTAGTACTGCTACTGCCAAGCATATCCAAGGGATTGTGCCCCAGGTGGTGACCCAGCAGACAAGTATGGCTAAGGTGAGGGATGAGTTCTATAACACTTATCCGGAACTTGGTGCAGTAAAACAGTATGTAGCAAATGTAGCGAATACCGTAGCTGCTGAGCATCCTGACTGGCAGGTTGGCCAGGTGCTTGCTGAGGCAGCAAAGGTCTCTAAGGCAGCATTGAATATTCAGGCGATCCCTCCTGTCAGACCTAAGGTAACTCCTCCAGTGTTACCGGGCGGTACACAGACTTCGAGGAGATCGCCCCCAAGTAAGAGCTCACTTCAGAGTGAGATTGACGAGTTGTTGGACGATTAATTTAAAGGAGAATTACTATGGCAGGTGAAGGTAAGTTTATAGATGGTTTGATGCAAGGGAATGTAAATGTTAAGGGAACTGTGAGTGGAGACGGGACTGATGCTTCCACTATTGTAGCTCTTACTGCTTTGGCTACTCTCACGGCTGCCCAGAGCGGGAAGATCTTCACGCTGGGTACTGCGGGTGGATTTACTGTAACTCTTCCTGCACCGGCTGCAGGATTGAATTATCAGTTCTTTGTTAAGGTAGCCCCCACTACTGCATATATTATTGCTAGCTCCGCTAGTGCTAATAAAATTTATGGAGTGGTTGCCAGTGCTGAGGATGCAGCTGGTTCGGTAGGTTGTGCGGCTGCTTCTGATACCATCACCTTTGTGGCCAACAAAGCTCTTATTGGTGATAGTGTGAAGTTGGTATCTGATGGAACTAACTGGTATGCTACTGGCTTCTGTAATGTTCAGGATGCTATTACTCTGACTCAGGCAACCTAATCTTTCTTAGACAGGTAGTGTAGATTAACTCAACTTATAACAAACTTTAGTGAGGTAATATTATGGCATTTTTAGGTATGCGTGGTACTGGTGACTGGGTAGCTGATCAGCGTCCGAAGAATTGGCGGGAGACCATCCTTTACAGATATCCGAATGGGATGGCTCCTCTTACTGCCATCTTGAGTAAGATGACTAGTGAGAAGACTGATGATCCGGAATTCAACTGGTGGACCAAGTCCCTGCCGAATCAGCGGGCAGCTGTGACTGGAGTCTATACGGACACGGGTCTGAGTGTGGCTTATGTAAGTGGCGGTGCTGCATCCTCAATGGTCTATGTCAAGATGAGTGCAGCTGATATTGCTCACTTCAGAGCAGGACATCAGGTACTGTTGCGTGATGCTAGTGATCTTACAGTGGATGTTAATGCTAAGGTTACTACAGTAACGATTAATGGAGCATCTTCGTATATCTCCTGCCTCCTTCTTGAGGCGGATAACAACTCCAGTCTTGGCGACCTGAGTGATTGTGATGTGGCACTGATTGTGGGTAATATCAATTCTGAGGGTGCGGCTATGCCGGATGCCATTGCCTATGATCCGACCAAGTGGTACAACTATACTCAGATCTTTCGCACACCTCTTGAGATGACTCGTACTGCTATGAAGACTCGTCTGAGGACTGGTGCTCAGTACAAGGAAGCTAAGCGTGAGGCTTTGGAGATGCACTCAATCGAGATGGAGAAATCCTTCCTGTTTGGTGTACCTTCCGAACGTACTGGTGACAATGGTAAGCCTGAGCGTACTACTCTGGGCCTGATCCCTGCCATCAAAGGTGGGTATAATGGAGTGGTGACGGCAGGGCTGGTGAAGAACTATGCACTGGATACTGATTTCACCGCAGACACCTGGCTTACTTCGGGCGAAGAGTGGCTGGATATCCAGTTGGAGCAAATCTTCAGATATGGTGGACGGGAGAAGTTGGCTCTTGCTGGATCGGGTGCCATCCTGGGGATTAACAAGTTGATCAAGGCCGGGGGGAATTTTGACTACTCCTCAGCAACAGTAGATTATGGTATCAAAGTCACACGGTGGGTCACTGCCTTCGGCGAGATCAATCTTATGACTCATCCTCTCTTCTCGTTTGAGCCGACCACTAGAAACTCTCTAGTAATCTTCGAACCTAAGGACCTTAAGTTCCGCTTCATCGACGACACGATGTACAAGGATGATACTACGATGGAGAAAGGTGGGTGGACCAACAGGGATGGTATCAAGGAAGAGTACTTGACTGAGGGTGGACTTGAGTATCACCACCCAGATGGTTGGGGCTACCTGAATGGTATCGGCCTGGATAATACCCTTTCCTAATCTGAGGTAGGGGAATATGTGGAGGGGTCTGAGTGGCCCCTCCATTGCTATGTTACAAAATGGAACATAGGATTTGAATATGAACTTACTTGAAGTAAGAACGCAGTTTGCCAAAATCTCCGGACGCTACGATCTTGTCAATCCATCGACGTTTGCCAACTCCGGAGCAGACTTCTACATTGAGATGGGTCAGAAGAGTTTGGAGAGACGTCTTAATTTCACTCCAACGAAGGCCAAAGTCTACCAGGACTTGGCAGTTGGTACGTATAGAGTTCAGTTTAAGAATTGTAGAGCTATTCAGGAAGTATGGGTGATGAATGGAACCTCTCGGACACAGTTAGTTCAGTTGGATGAATTTGCACTGAAGGCAATTCATCAGAAGTTTGTGGAGAATATGTATACTACTCCACTCTCTATTGCAGATCGTGGGCGCCCTATTTATTACTATCCTACCAATAGGAGAAGATCTCCTGCAGAGGATGACTTCCTAACTCTCGGTGTCAGTGATGATTCATCCACCCTTCAGACTTACCTCGATACGGTGTCCCCTGCAGACCCTCTCTACACAGGGATCATCATACTACCTCCTACCGACGAGGCTTACTCAATCGAAATAGGAGGCCTGTTCTATGACTCCAAATTGGCTGTGGATACCGATACTAATTATTGGTCAACTAACCATCCTGATCTACTTGTGATGTCCAGCCTTAGGCATCTTGAGATTATGTACAAAGGCTCTAAGAGTGCTAGTTCTTGGGATGCCCTTATTGAAGGGGAGCTGACTAATTTGGAGAAGGATGCCATAGAGCAAGAAGTGGCTGACATTAATCAGATGAATGGGTAAGGTGAAGAAATGGTAACTATTGAAGAGAGGGAAGAGAGGGAAGAGATTATTCAGCAAGCCTTGGAGGCTATGCTTCGTATGCTACCGGAGGTTGTAGGGAATCTGATGAAGGCTAACTCCATGTACTCCAAGTTGACGAGTAAGTTCTATAAGGATAATCCCTATCTTGCTAATCACACAGATATAGTCAAGGAGACTGTGGCTGAAGTGGAGGGGCAGAATCCTACTAAGACTTACG